CGGCGTCGACCGTGTCGCCGCGCTCATCGTCGCCGGCCGTGGCGAGACTGGCACCCCGGGCAGCGTGCGCGGCTTCGCCGAGATGGTCGAGCGTTACGAGCCGTCGCTGGGCTTCCAGTACGACCTCTCCGACGACACCCTGCTTGCCGTGGGTCGTTGGTGCTGGGCTGTCGGTGAGCACACCGACGAGCACGGCTGCAAGATCATCTACGACCTCGACTGAGGTCTGCTCGCCGGGGGCTCATGACGAGCCCCCGGCTTTTCTCTCCCTCTACTGAGGCGCGTCGACGTGAAAAGAACGATCAAACTCCGCTGCATCAAGGACCCCCACATCGTCGAGTTTGTCGACGGTGGCGTGACCAAGGAAGGCGAGCCCACGTCGCAGCGACAGGCGCTTGCGCGGGTCATGAGCAAGCGCATCCCCGTCGTCGTCGACGGCAAGGAAACGCAGCTTCCGGTCTTCCTCGTCGAGCACGTCGGCGACTGGCGCTTTGCTCCAGGTGAGGTCGCCCCTGCAAGCGATGACGCCCTCGCCTTCGAGGCCGACGTCATCCAGCGTGAGCACCCCGAGCACATGCTGGCGAAGTGGAGCAAGGCCCGCGATGGCTTTATCGCAAAGTCCATCGAGGCCCGCCGACAGGCCGAGGTCCAGATGGAGCAGCAGATGGGCGGCGAAGTCGCGAAGAGCATTCAAGCGATGGTCAAGTCCGTCGCGTCGTCGACGTCGTCAAAGGCGGTGGCCCGTGTCTGACATCAAGACCTCCACCGTCGACAAGGTCGCGGAAAAGATCAAGCAGTCCAGCCCTTCCCTCACCTCGGAACAAGCGCGCAAGATTGCGCGTGAAGGTGCCGAGCGCATCAACCGTCAGAGCCGCGAACGCGGCAAGTAGGAGTCCTCATGTCCCTCGCCGCACTCAACACTGGTGGTACCCCCCTCGCCCTCGTGGCGCAGATCAAGAACGGCACCGGTGAGACAATCACCGTCGCCGCCGCTGCTACGCCGCAGGCCATCCTCTCGTCGACGCTCTACACCGTCGCCAAGAACAACGCTGGCGGCGCTCTTTCGTTCGTCGGTTCGACTGGCGTCGTCACTGTCGCCCAGCCCGCCGGCATCGGCGACTATGAGGTCTTCGCCATCGTCGGCGACGGCATCGCGACCAACAGTGCCGTTGTCGACGTCGAGATCTGGGCCAGCGTCGGTGGCGCGGCCAAGGCGCAGATCGGCGTGGGTTCGCGCAAGACCGAGCTGGCCACTGCCTCGCGCATGGGTATGCCGGCCGCCTACGCCGTGTTTTCGCCGACCGCTGTCGGCGACACCGTCGAGGCTCGTGTGCGTGTCGGCACCAACGGTCACGCCTTGACCATCCGCGACTTCAGCCTGATCGTCCGCAAGATCGGCTGAGCGCAGACGACAACCTGACACGCAACAGGCCCCCTTGTGGGGCCTGTTGTCTAGGAGGCCCATGAAGATCCGCACACCCGTTATCGGTGACGCCGTCGTCGTCGTCATCTCCGACACCTACGCTTGCCCCGGATTTGTGCGTCGTCACCTCGGCGGTGGTCGCATCTCTGCGGACTACTTGGGCGGAATGAACATCGCGACGCGCTCGATGAATCACCGATCCGTCGGCGAGTATCCTCACTGGCACTACCCCGACGTCGAGCCGACGCACACCACGGAAGTGGAGCGGTGACCCGGCGCAAGGGGAAACTGCGGGCCGACGTCGAGCACGTGATGGTGTGCTCTGACGTCCATGTCCCCTTTCATGACCCGTTTGCGTGGGCGGCGTTCCTCAAGCGTCTTGAGGACTGCAAGCCTGACCGGCTCGTGATCAACGGCGACTTTGCCGACTTTGCTGCGGTGTCGCTACACGACGACGGAGAACCGCGACAGGCGTTTCTCGCCGAGCTTGAGCAGGTGCGAGACGAGTTGTCGCGACTGCGCAAGATCATGGGCAAGAAGCCCATCCACTACGTCGAGGGCAATCACGAAGACCGCTATCGGCGCTTCGTCGCGAAGACAGCGCCGGCACTGGCAGGAATGGAAACGTGGGCATCCGCGCTCCGTCTCGTCGACCACGCAATCACGTCGACGCCATACGGTGAGGTCCACAAGATCGGGCACCTCGGCTTTACCCATGGCGTGTTTGCCGGCGACGCCTACTGCAAGTCGCATCTGCTGAGATACGGCACGAACCTGGTGATCGGGCACTGTCACCGCGCACAGCTCTACACGATGCCCGTCGCTGGCCCGGAAGGCTCGCAGCATGTGCGCGGGGCTTTCGGCTTGCCGTGCCTCGCTCCCGTCGACAGGTGCTCATACATCAAGGGGCCGACAGGATGGACACAAGGCCACGGAGAGTTTTGGATCGAGCGCAAGTCTGGCCGATTCACCGCCGACATCGTCGTCTACACCGAGCAGCGTTTCTGGCGGGATGGCTCCTGCTACGACGGGAGGGCGTGACCATGGACATGCTTGAGTTGTTCATCCTTCTCGTCGAGTGTGTCGTCGTCGGCTTCGGCATGGCTGTAGGTGACTGGATCGTCAAAGTGATTGCCGTGCGCCTTCTCAATAGCGAGCAGGCATCACTGCATGACGTCGACGATTCTGAGACTGACGAAGAGGAAGACGACAAGCGCAAAAAACGCCGCACTAGAAAGCCACCGGGCAAACCAAGCGGCGGCGTTGGTGGGGGTTCCGGTTCGCCTGTCGCGGTGATACCGTGACCGGCATGTCACGTCGTCCAGTGTACGCCAGTATCAGTGGAGGTGGCCCCGCTATCACCTACCTCGCCGGTGCTGCTGCTGCCGTCGACGCACACGCAAAAGTGCTCGGGTGGAGCGGAGCATCGGCGGGCTCCATCGTCGCGGCATGCAAGGCGTTTGGTCTGCCCGACGAGGTCATCGTCGCCATGCTCGTCGACGTGCTGGAGAGCGGGCAGAATCTCGCGCTGTCGCCGGCCAGCGTCCCTCGTGGGGGGCTGTTTTCTCTCGACATCATCGGCGACCTCGTCGACACGCACGTCGGCAAGGGCGCACGACTCGGAGACGCAACCAGCGGGCTTGTGGTGTGCGTGACCGACCTCGACAGGGCGAGGCCCGTCTACCTATCGAAGCACAGCACACCGCGCATTGTGGTGCGTGAGGCAGTCATCGCGTCGTCGTCGTTCATGTGCGGCGTGGTCCCTGCGGCGGTTATCCCGTCAATCGGGACGGAGTTGTCTCCCGACGTGCGTCTGTATGGCGATGGCGGGCTCACCGACAACACCGTCGATAGCGTGTGGGACCATAAGCCGGAGCCTCGCGTGTCCGTGCGTCTTGGCGAGGCACCGATGGACCCGGCCAACCGCATCCGTCCAGGTGACGTCCCAGCGATTCTCTCTGCGATCCCCCGTGCTCTTCTGTGGGCTCCCTCGCAGCGCAAGTCCAGACGCACCGACGGACTCGACGTCGACATCGACGCCGTCAACGATTGGGCATTCCGCAAAAACAGGCAGCGCGTCGAACGTGAGTGGTCGACCGGCTACGACACCGTCCGTCTCTGCGGCGCGTGGTTTCGAGGTGTGGTGTGATTGAGCAAATCGCTATCGGTGCTCTTTCGGCGGCAACAGGTGGCGCAGCGGCATGGGCGGCGCTACAAGCTCGTGTGCGTCGTCTCGAAGAGATCACATCAGAACTGCGCAGCGACAAGGCCAGCAAAGAGGCGCTTGCGATGGTGTCCAGCAGCGTCGAAAAGATGCAGGCCGAGATGGACAAACGATTCGACCGCATTGAAGCACTGCTTTTGAATGGAGGCCACAGTGGAACTCGCTGATTACGTCGCCGCAGAATGGCAGGCCATGCTCGCTGGCGGCGGTGTCTATGCCGTCGTGCGCGAGGTGATTGGCTTCGCGCTTCGGCTCTACGCCGCTCGTCTCCGCAGCGACGACGACCCGAAGAACGACGCCGTGGCAGACATCGTCGACGACGCCGCAAAGAGGATCGAGGAACGCCAGTGAGACGTTACGTTGCCCACTACGTCGACGGCCGCACCCGCTACCTGTGGGCCATGTCGCCAGAGCAGGCCGCGCAGCAGGCTCGATTCTATGGCGAGCCCGACGTCGTCATGGCGGTAAGCGGATAATGCACGGCTGGCCCCTCCCGTCTCGCGTCATGTGGCAAGGCGACCGCCGATGGGGCGCGTCGCCCTACGGCCACGGCGGCAAGACGGTCGCGCAATGGGGTTGCACGGTCACCAGTCTGGCCGAAGCACAGCGGGCCTCGGGCATTCGCGCTGGCGCAACGCCTCAGACCGTCTGTGACCGCGCCGCGCTGGCGGTCCCGCCCGTATGGGCACCCGGCTCGTCGCTCGCCGTCCTGCCACGTTTGGCGCGGTCTGCGGGGCTCTCCTGCCCTGACACTGAATCAGCCTGGACGGTCGCCAAAGGGGCCATGTCGGCGCGGCAGTTGTCGGTGGCCATCTGCGACGCAATCGACCGCCACGGCATCTCACCACGGCACGGGTTCGCGTGGTTGCATGTCGACTACACCGGCGACGACGTAGGCGAGCACTGGATCATGGCGCTCGCCTACGACGACGACGTGATTTACGCGACCGACAGCGCACCGGCGAAGGTGGTCCAAATCGACCGGCGCACCCTACAGGCTGAGGTCATGTGGGGCGCGTCACCGAGGCGCTATCGCGTGGTCAGAGGGTATCCGCTCGTCGTCACGGGGTAACGGCTGCCCGATGCCTCGCCGTCTCATATTTGATGGCAGACAAGCAGGCGACGTCGCCACAGCACGGTCTGGCGGCACCATGTCGGCCGGTGACTGGCAGGGCAGTGCGGCACCAATGGCAAGGCACCGTCTCCGGCTGTTTCTGTGTCTTGCGTTCGGCGCGGTAGACCCTGCCCTTGTGACGACGGCACTCCGTGGCGGCGCACCATGTGCGGCCTGAGATCAAGCCCTGACCCCACAGTCGGGTCGGCTCGCCGCAGTGATGACAGGCGACGTACACCGGCTGGCCAGCCTTGCCTTCCTCTCGTCGCTTCTTCGTGCGCTTGTCGCTCGCTGGCGGCTTGTCGCGACGAGACTTCTCCGGCTTCTCTTCGTCGACGTTTCGGGCACGGCAGCGGGCGGCGCTGTCGTTGATCACAAGTCGGCGCTCGTCGCAGACTTCTAGCGCCTCACGGTCGCTCATGTCGCGACAGGCGCGGCCGGCGTCGACGCCGCATTCCTCGCAGCGGGCGTAGCTGGCCCACGGACCACGCTCGATAATGCGCTGATACGTCGACGGTGGGTCGAGTTTATCGGTGCCTCGGACTCGGGTCATGACACACGCTCATAGAAACTACGCAGGGCCTCGTGACGACGGCGGGCGCGTTCTCGCGCTTCCCATACGTCGGCGAGATAGACGAGTCCGACAGCTACGCTGACGACGACGATGGCGAAGAGCATGGCGATCATGGGCGCTCCAATGTGTCGCCTGGGACGGCGTCGAGGGCGGCGAGGGCGTCAGCGGCAAACCTGTCGTCGCGGCACCGATTGCAGGCTATATGCCCACACCTACAGGTGCGGCGAAAGCGGAACTTATCGACCACCGCCATCGCCAACCGCAGCCGCTCGCGCAGCGCGGCGAGTTGGATGCCGAGTTCGTCGCGTTGCCGTCTCACGTCGTCAATCGTTTCACCTTCGGTGTCGTGCATGGTGTTCCTCTCAAATCAGACCAGGTTGGTAGCCTCTGTCGAGGCGCTTTCTGGCGATGGCGTAATGCTCGGGCTTCTCTTCGCTGGTGATGCACCGTCGCCCTTCCATCGCGGCGGCGAGTGCGGTGGTGCCGGAGCCGCAGAACGGGTCCACGATGAGGTCGCCGGGGCGCGAGTAGTCGCGGACGATGGCGCGCATGAGGCCGAGGGGTTTGCAGCCTGCGATTCCGGCCCCCTTCACCGTCGGCGCTTCATAGGCACCGGGCAGACAACCCCACGTCGCCATCGTCTTGTTCCTCGGGCGACCAACCATCATGTAGACCGCCCACGACGACGGACCATCGCCGACGAGGCGCGGGCGCTTCTGGATGATTGGTACCGGCGCGAACGTATACAGGCCAGCGTTTCGGTAGGCTGACTCCCATGCTGGGATCAGATCATGGCTCGTCATGCACGCCAGCCAGCCTCGACACCGAGGTGCCCATGCGCCAACGAATTCTACGACGGTTGTGGCAGTGAATTCTTCGTAGGCTATACTCTCGCGGGTATGCTGTCCTGTGATCGAGATGGTCGATTCAGCGCCGTCGTTGTGTCCGTCGTGAGTGGCCTTACTATACGGCGGGTCACAGATGACCGCATCGCACGTCGTCACGTCTGCCAACACGTCCTGCCAGCGCCCTAGGCGCAGATCGATAGGGCTCACACTCCACCCCTCACAAGCGACCGCAGACGCTCCACCTCGACACGCAGGCGATCACGCTCGCCAATGATCTCGTGCCACTTGTCGAGGGGCACGATCACGACGTCGTCGACTTCCACAAAGCGGTGCGACGCAAACCACCGACGGATGCGGGCGATCATGACTGGGCCTTCGCCGCTTCAATCAGCACACGACGCGCCCATGTGCTGACGCGCATGGGTCGGCCACGCTCGTCGATGACGGCGGCGGCGGCCTTGTCGAGGGCGGCACGTTCGGCGGGCTTGAGGTCGATATTGAGGGCGATGCGGGGGGGTTTTGGTTTGCGGGTCATCGGGGTTCTGTCTCCTTGATCTCGACGGTGCAGATCGTGTCGTTGTGAGCCCCGCCGTGTGCCACGATTAGCACTTCGACGAGTCGGAAGCCGTTGGACTTGCCAAAGCCTCCTGAGTTCCAGCCAAAGCACAGGGCCTTGCCGCCGACCTTGATGGCGCGTGAAGCCAGTCGCTTGCGGTCACCGTAGAAAGCAGACGTGGTGTCCTCGCCGTGGACGACGCGCCCAACGCCTTTGTACGCCTCGGAGATTTGGCGCGGGCTGTAAGGAGGATCAAACAAGACGCCGTCAACGTTGGCGCGGTCAAAGCGAGCAAGGAAGTCGGCGGCCTCTTCGTGGTAGTCGGCGTGGAAGGCCGGGTTCAAATCGTTGGTGACGCAGCGAAGCGCAAACGGCGATGCACGAGAAAACGGATCAAGCCAGACGCCGTCGGTCAGGTGGCGGGCGATCAGCGCCCGAATGGGCGGGACGCTAAAGGTGTTGGCGTCGGGCATGGCCCACGCTCGCGACATGGCGAGCGGGGCGAGGAAAAGGTCAGCGGTCACTTGGACGCCTTACGCCATGCCTTGTTCCCATTAAATTCAAGATCAGCGGCGTCGTCCGAGAACATGTATCCGTCGGTGCGGTCCCAGATCATGACGACATCGGCGGCAGCGTAGAACAATTCGGCAACGGCGGTATTGGCAGTGGTCTTGTTCATCGTTGTCTCTCCTTCGTGGTCGGCTCCCTGCCGCCCACGAACCCATTCTACACGACTCCACACAAGCGTCAAGCACTTGTGTGAAGTTTGTTGTTCTGTCGCATTGGGATGCGGCGTTAGAGCAGATCTGTGATCTGATCTGGCTGTTCCAGAGATCACGATTCGCGAGATCGCTCCACCGCATCCATGATCTCTCGGTAGCAGTCCTGCGCCCACAGGAGCAGAGCCGCGCTGTCTTCGCCGGTATCGACGAGATCCATCACCCATCGGGTCACGTCGACGCCGTCGGCGGCGCTGGCGAGCTCGGCGTCGGTGGGGCTGTCGTCGATGCCGGGATCGGGAAGGTGGCGGTCGGGGTCACGCATCACACCACCCCCTGATCTGGATCGAGCCCAAGCGCTGCGCAAACCTCATCGATCCCGATTGCGTCGCGAATGACGTCGCACATTGCGGCGTCGTCGGTGATGGCGGCGCAGAAGTCGGCGACGGCGGCGTCGGCGGCGTAGGCGGCGGCGTAGGCGGCGTAGGCGGCGGCGTAGGCGGCGTCGTAGGCGGCGTCGGCGGCGTAGGCGGCGGCGTAGGCGGCGCAGGCGGCGTCGTAGGCGGCGTCGGCGGCGGCGTAGGCGGCGCAGGCGGCGTCGTAGGCGGCGTCGGCGGCGGCGGCGTCGGCGGCGGCGGCGGCGGCGTAGGCGGCGGCGTAGGCGGCGTGTCTGACATTTAGCAGCGCATTTCGAGTCGCCGTTAGGTCCACGTCATCCGCACCATGCGTCCACGCCGACAGATCGGCGAGCAGCGGCAATGCAGCGGGCGGTATGAGATGGGCGACCGTTTCGGCGCACCGGACAGCCACATGCACGAGACGACGACGAGAAAGAGAGCCTTTGCTGTGAACCTTGCCGACCAGCCACAGCATATCACTGCGCGTGGTCGACGTCTCCCACCACTCGCGCAGGGTGTGGCTCTCGGCTGCGCGGGCGAGGCCATCGGAGCAAGGGGACAGGGCGGTCAGGATTTCACGATTTGACATGAGTCACCTCGAGGAGCAAGAGAAACTGCCACACGGGCAAACGACGACGCTTGGCTTCGGCCACGATGGCGCGGCGCATGGTGCGGCACATCACAGCACCCCGTAGATTTCAGCGAGCTGGGCCAGCGCGTCTTCGAGGTCGCGAACCTCGCCCATCTCGGCAGCCCATGCCTCGGCTTGCTCGTCGGTAATCTGGTGATCGTCCTCTGGCGGGTCGTCGCGAGTGTCGGGGAGGTCGAGGTCTGCGCCCCAGTATGCGTCGGCTCCGGGGGGGATGTAGCTGTTGGTCATGGTGTCTCTCTTGTGAGTGTGTTGGCGTCAGACGTTGGCCCAGCCCTCGGGCGTGTCCCAGCCATTGCCCGACTCTTCAATCTCGCTGCCGTCGGCAAACTCCCAGCCGACGACGTTACCGAGGCGGTCGCGCATCGGAGTGCCGATGCGAGCCACGAGGGCGTAGCGGTCGACACCGAGTCGGGTCTTTCTGGCGCAGCCGTCATTGCTGAGCAGGTTGGTGAGGATGCGGTCGGCGATGGTCTGCATGGTGTCTCTCCTGTTTCGTGCCCGGCACCCCTGCCGGCCACATCCACAGCCTACACACCGGCTACGCATGTGTCAAGCGTTTGCGTGAGATTGTGCTTTGGCCGCATTGGGATGCGGTGGATCAGAGCAGATCTGTGATCGCCCTGATCGCCTCCTCCTTCCCTCGCGCCACGATCACCCGATCACCGATCCCTCGTAGATAGTCGTGCCAGTCGCGCTGCTCCCGGCTCACTGTGCCGCCGACGGTTCGCTTCATCTCGATCCACAGCCGCAGGGCTGGGACATGGAGGTCGGGCACACCGGCCGTGACGCCTTCTGCCTTGAGTCTGGCCCCCTGGCTTGCTCCACGGTGGCCACCGTTGGGGATCGCGTACAACCTGATTCTGGGATGCGTCTGGCGCATCCACTGAACGAACTCGCGTTGCTCTTCGTGTTCGGTCTTCACCAGTGCCTCCTTGTGATGCGGTCGAAGTTGCCGTCTCGCTCGTACTGAATCCACGTCGGCGGTGTGGCTGCGTTCATGGCCTCGACGAGGGCGACCACGTCGCCCTCGGCAAGAATGCCATCGGGCAGCTGCCCGCAACGCTGGGCGATGCTGGTGACGGTGGTCCACGCCTTTTGGCCGGCGTAGCCCTCGTGAAAGACGCACAGATACTCCGTCACCGGGCGGTCACTGATCGCCTTGCCGTAGTACGTCAGCGCGATCTGCTCCTTGCCGGTCTTTTGCGAGCGTCTGATCTGCCAGCGCCATGACGACACCTCGACGTCACGCAAATCGTCGGGATTGACTGACAGACCCATGATGTCACCGTCGATCAGCCTGACGTCGATTGGTTCCGCAGCCTTCTTCGACTCCGGGAACGCTGCGCCACAAGCAGGGCAGACCTTGGCGCTCAAATGGACCAGCTCGCTGCAAGCGTCGCAAACCTTGACCGGCGCTTCACCGGACCCCTCGCCCTTCTTGCCGGGCACGTTCGGCCTGATAATCGTGCCGCAGACCTTGGACACCCCGGCGAAATCGAGGACGATGCAGTCCTGCTTCCCCGGCGATGGCCTCATGCCCCGGCCGGCCATCTGCATCATGAGGCGCGTCGACGCCGTCGGACGCAGGAATCCGATCAGGTCTGTGGGCGGGTGATCAAACCCGGTTGTCAGGACGTTGGCATTCGTCAGCGCCATTACTTTGCCCGACTTGAAATCGGCCAGGATGCGTTCTCGTTCGCCTTTCGGCGTCTCGCCAGACACCGTCTCGCAAGTGATGCCACGGGCACGAAGGGCCTCGGCGACGTGATGGCTGTGGTCGATGCCGGTGCAGAACAGCACCCACGATTTGCGGCCGGTGGCATTCGCTAAAATCTCGTCGACGACCTTCTGTGTTTGCTCCTCGGTGTCGACAACCTTCTGCAACTCGCTCTCAATGTAGTCCCCGCCGCGCTTATGCACAGAAGACGTGTCGTAAATGTGCTGCGTCTTCTTCAGACGCAATGGGCACAAGTGGCCAAGGGTCAGCAACTCCACGACGTCGACCGGCTCAATCAACCCATGAAACAGCGCCGGCTCGTCGGTGATCATGCCGTGGCCGAGACGGTACGGCGTCGCCGTCAGCCCGATCACCACCATGTTCGGGTTGATCGCCTTCAGTTGCCTGAGGAAGGTTCGATACCGACCTTCGTCATTGTGGCTGATAAGGTCGCATTCATCGACGACGACGAGGTCAATGTGTCCCACGTCGTCGGCGCGGTTGGCGATTGACTGAATGCCTGCGAACGTGATCGGCTCGCCGAGTTGGCGCTTGCCGATGCTCGCCGAGTAGACGCCCATTGGCGCGGCTGGCCAGTGCTGGCGCATCTTCTCGACGTTCTGTTCAATCAACTCCTTGACGTGAGTCAGCATCAAGACTCGCGTTTCTGGCCACGTCTGAATCGTGTGCTTGCACAGGCCGGCGACAACGTGAGACTTGCCGGACCCCGTCGGCATAACAATGCACGGGTTGCCCTTGTTTTTGGCTATCCACGCCAGCGTTTCGTCGATGGCGCGTTGTTGATAGGGGCGAAGCATGTGGCCTCAGAACGGCAAAAGGTGATCGTGCAACTCGTAGTCCGCACACCCGGTGCGCTGAAACCCCAGCGGGATTCCGTCGGCGTTGTGCTTCTCGCATCGCCAAGTGTTGTCCTCCTTGGCGGTGCTATGTGCGCACGTTCTGCACGATTGCGGCGCGGTGACGCCTAGACCCTCATGACAGACGCCGTAGGCCGGGCACCATTTGCACTCATACCAGGTGGGGTCATGCGACAGAGGCGGCGGCATCTCGTCGGCCAGCGCCAGTCGCTTGCCACGTGCGATGGCTTTCTCGGCGACGTCGCGGTCATAGCGGACCCGCTCCGTGTAGATCCTGTCGTCGTCCTTGCACACGGCGACGTACAGGGCGCGGTCGATGCCGAGCCCGTGCATGTAGACCTGCATCTGAATGAAGTGGGTCCGCTTCGCTTTCTCGACGCCGTTCTTCTCGACGTCGTTGAAGGACTTGAGAGAATGCGTCTTGAACTCGGCGACGTGCGGCTTCTTCGGCGCTTCGGGAACGCCAGCGTCAATGATGGCGTCGACGGAGCCTGACACATGAGAACCAAACGACACGCGAGTCTGCTCGCCGGTCGTCTCTCTGATCTCGATGCCGATGGCGCGTAGGTCTTTGAGAATCGTGGCTTCTTCCATGTGACCCCGACGGAAGACGCGCAGAACGCGCCCTGGCGGCGTGTCGACAACGGCCCAACGGAACTTCAGCCATAACCACCTGTCGCAAGCGTGGCCCAACTCAGAGGCTCCCATGTGCGGGCGCGGCGGCTCCCGGCCCCGCTCGTGGTGCGCGTCGATGAGGGACTGAATGGTCGTGCGAGGCGGTGGAATGGCGGTCATAAGTCACCAAAAAAAAAGGGGGTCAAGGGCACCCCCGGTTGTGCGCAATGAGTCAGGTCACTTTGCCCATGGCGGCTTGGAGGCGGGAGCAGGTGTTGCGGCTGATGACGTCGGCGCATTGCCACCGCTGGCTTTCATCGCCTTGATCTTGTTCTTGTCGCCGTACTGTTCGCTGCTTTCGGTGGTCACCTTGATCGTCATCCGCTTGCCGATCAGTTGGTCGCTGTCGTCGAGACGAGCGGCACCGATGGCGCGGCACAACTCGCCCATCTGCTGATTGCCGATTTCCTCCGCCTTCGGGTTCGGGTTGCGCAACGTGATCATGCCGAAAATCACCCGGCCCTGATGCGTTGGCCCGACGACGTCGCAACGGTAGGAAAGGTAGTCTCCGGTCCCAGCCTTCGTGGCCTTGACGGTGGCCTCGGTGATGGTGACGTCGTACCAGCCATCGGGGATCGGCGTGTAGTCGCCGCTGTTGCTGCCCTTGGGCATCTCTGCTTCAACGTAGCTGCGTCCGAGGTTTGCCATGGTTCATCCTTCTTTCTTGTCAGTGATCGCAAACGAGGGTCGCCCTGGCTTGCTGGTGATTGCCCCGGCAAGGGGGCGAGTGATTGAATCTGCTGCTGCGTCCCATGCCTTTTTGTTGATCTCCGGCTTCCATCTGAAGAGCGCGGACAGGTGATCGGTGAGGCCGGCATCCCGTGCCAACTCCTGCAACAGATCGGCGTCAACCTTGCGGTCAATGCGGCCCGTGACTTTGAGGACGCCGTAAGTGCTCGCGCCGTCAAGGTCGGCGGGAATGGCAAGCATCGCCGTGATCTGATCCTCGATGTCGCGGCGGCGCTCTTGTGCTTCGCGCTCCGCTTCCTTGGCCTCGCGCCATGCTGCTGTCAGCTCGTCGAGTGTCATGGCGTCCCCGCAATCTTGCGGATGATCGCGCCGAGGTCTGGCGGCTCCCACAGATCCAAGCGACCCGAGCGGTCCTTCGCCGACCAAAGACCATCGGTCGACGTCATCAGTGCGAAGTGCCCCTGCTCCTTGCGGAAGGCGAAAACCTCGTCAAAGAAATAGGGCAACTGCTGGGCAAACTTCTGTCCCGGCATCGATGGCGCATAGGAGACGGCTCCAAGCTCATCCGCCGACTTCTCCAGCTTGGCGCTGAAATACACATGCTTGCCGGGCAGGTCTCGGAAGGCACGAATCAAATCCGCCATCCGATCCTGCATCGCGCCATAGGCTTGGCGAGGGTCGCGGGCCTTGCCGCCGACTTGGACCTTCTTCTCCGCCGACAGCAGCACCTCGGCAATCTCGCTGATGCTGTCGAGAGCGACACTCTCAAAGCCCTTTGCTTCATCCGACGACGACACCCAACGGTATGCGTCGTACAGGTCTTCCAGCGTCGCAATCTCGATATATGGAAGGTCGAACTCCTTGATCGACAGCAACCCGGCTTCAGCCGACAGCGTGATCGGAGTCGGCAGCGTTGCAATTGCGCGGGTCTTGCCGTGGCCTGCTGGCCCGTATCCCAAAAACTTGACCGCAGTGGCTCCAAGCGAGCCTGTGCGTTTCAGACTGATGGCCATTTGGCCTCCATTGTGGCGCGGTCCGGTGATCGGGTTGCGCCTTGTGAGTAGACTTCTAGCCGCATCTGCGTCAAACGTCAAGCATGGACAACACAAGACAGATCACCATCGAGGAGATCCGCAGGCGTCTGCGCGATCACAACCTTTCGGCCGTGGCCAAGGCCACCGGACTCAGCAACGACACGCTCTATCGACTTATGCATGGCGTCACGACGCCATCTCCGGCGACCGTCGCTGTGATCGCCCTCTATCTGAAGGGAGCCACCGATGGTCAAACTTGATCGCGCCTTTGTCCCCGCTGTCGTCGACGACAGGACGCCAGAACAGCAACTGATCGACGCCATCGCCTACGAGGGAATCAACCCGCCGTCGTCGGTGACTCTCGACGGCAAAATTCATCGGTTCAGGTCGGACGCCAGTCGGGCGAAAAACGGCTGGTACATCGCCTACAGCGACGGGCGACCGGCTGGGCACTTCGGGTGCTGGCGTCGTCAGATTGACGTTTCATGGCGAGCCGAGGGCGGGCCGTCGATGACGCCCGCCGAGGAAGTGGCACATGCCAAGCGCATGGCCGACATGCGGGCGATTCGCGACGCCGAGCTGGCTCGCCAGCGTGAGGTTGTCGCCGAGGTGGTGGAGCAGGTTTGGTCCGAGTTGCCCGAGGCACCCGCCGATCACCCATACCTGCAACGCAAGGGCGTCAAGCCGCACGGAAGCAAGGTGACGTCGGATGGAAAGCTGGTGGTGCCGCTGTTTGACGTCGACGGCGGCATCTCGTCGCTCCAATACATCGAAGGCGACGGCGGCAAGCGGTATCACCCTGGTGGCGAGGTCAAGGCCAAGTTTTGGATGGTCGGCAAGCCGTCCGATGGCGTCATCTATCTCGCCGAGGGGTTCGCGACGGCTGCAACGGTCCACGAAGTCACGGGTCGACCGTGCGTCATTGCCTACAGCGCAAGCAACCTCGTCGATGTCGCCGGCTTGCTTGTGGGGCTGTATGGCAATCGGATCACCATCGTCGCCGACAACGACAAGGGGCACGTCGGGCTTCGTGCGGCTGAACAAGCCTGCGCCAAGCATGGCGTTCGCTATGTGATCCCACCGATTCCCGGCGACGCAAACGACTACGTCCAAGCCGGTCAAGACCTCGCCGCACTTCTGACGCCGTCGGCCGGCGACTGGCTCATCGACGCCGTCGATTTCTCTGCACAGCCTGCTCCCATTTCATGGCTCATCAAGGGCTGGGCACAGTCGCAAGCCCTGATGATGGTTCACGGCCCGTCGGGATCGGGAAAGACGTTCGTCGTCCTCGACTGGTGCTGCCGCATGGCGGCGAGTCTGCCCGACTGGATGGGAGCCAAGGTGAAGCCTGGCGCGGTCGTCTACCTCGCTGGCGAGGGTCACCACGGACTGCGCGGTCGTCTGGCAGCGTGGCAGACCACCAACGGCTCGATCCCCCGAGGGAACCTGCTGCTGTCGTCGTCGGGTTGCGACCTCGACACGCAAGCAGGACTGATGAAGGCGCGTGACGCCATAGCGGCGCTGTCCGTGCGGCCGTCTCTGATCGTCGTCGACACCCTCCATCGTTTCCTTAGCGGCGACGAGAACAGCGCACAGGACGCCAAGGAGATGCTGGATTCCTGCGCGGCGCTGATGGCCACGTTCTCGTGCAGCGTCCTCCTTGTGCATCACACCGGCGTCAACGAAGATGCACAGGGTCGAGCCCGTGGCAGCAGTGCATGGCGGGGAGCCCTCGATATCGAGGTGTCGGTCACGTCCAAAGACGGCACGATCACGATTGCACAGCGGAAGTCCAAAGACGCCGAGATGCTGGCCCCCATCCATGCCCGACTGGCCAGCGTCGCCATCCCTGGTTGGCTTGATGAAGACGGAGCACCCGTCACAAGCGCCGTTCTGGCAGCCTCAGATGCCCCGCCAGTGCGCGAAAAGGAGCCGGCCGGCTCCAAGCACAGGAAGACCTTTGAACGTGCGTGGTTTGAGTCTAAGGCCGAAACTGTGGACGGAGCCCCGTATCTGACCCGATCTGCGTTGCGTCAGCACTTGGAGCGCGATGGATGGAAGGCGTCGACCATCGATCAGGCGGTCAAGCCAAGCGCCCGACCGGGGTCCGTGATCCGTGATCTGCTGGATGCCGGGTTCATTGCGGCAAAAGACCACGGTTGGATCGTGATCGACCCGATGCGGGCTTCGGGTCTGATACTGGCCAAAGGTTCAGCGTAACAGCGTAACAGCGCCGTAACATGCCGGTAACGGTTACGACGGCAAAGGCACTCACAGCGTAACGTAACGCCCCTCTCTCTTAGAGAGGGGCGGTTACGTTACGGTGGTGATGCGGACAACACCTACCGGTGATGATGGTTGACGGATACACACTTGGTTGCCTATGTTCTTTCAGGAGGTACAACATGGAACATGGAACAAAGAGTGGATACAACAAAGGTGGATGCCGATGCAGCGAATGTCGTGCGGCAGTGGCTGCATGGATGCGGGAGAAAAGGGCATCAAAGAAGAAAGAAAGGATTGCCACCCCTCCAGGGGTGGTGGTCGACTTTTCAAAGCGCAACGCAGCCGGTCGCAAGATCGGGGCTGGTGAAGTCGGGAACCGGAAGGTGTCAAACATTGGCGGTAGCCCAGCTCTGACTGGCGTCATTATGTCAGTGCTTGGCGTCAAGCCGGGCGATATGGTGGAGATCACCTACGGTGCCGACGAGATCGTCATCCGTCGGGCGACCTTGACTCCCAAGCCCTAGCCTGTACCCTCCCCCCACGTCACCCCGCTACCGTCTCTCGGCAGGCTGGCGAGCACCGGACACCCACCGGATCGCGACTGGACCCCGCCTGCGCTGGCGGGGTTTGGTTTTTTGATCTGTTGGCGGGCCTGATCCGGCTTTGGGATGCCACACACACAGAATGCTTGACAGATGTGTGGAGTGCAGATAGACTGATCTCACGGCGGATGGGACCGCCGAAGAGGAGAGAGACGATGAACGCCAACACTTTCGCCAGCACGATGAACATCAAGACCACCGAAGACGGCCTCGTGCGCGGCACGGTCGGCAGCCTCAAGAAGGCCGTGGCTTTCATGGGCTTCGATTGCGAAACCACCTACGTCGGCGAGATGACCAAGGTCAACGTGACCGACAACGGTGTCACGGTCGGCGTCATCCTTGCGATTGCCGGTGAAGCCGCCTTGGTGTGGGCCTGATGGACTACACACAACAACGAATAGAGGTCGCGCTCCGGCGCGACCCGCCTGTTGTCGGGCACATTGACGCGCTGGGCTATGTGGTGTGCTTGGCCTGCGGAGTCACTGGGAAGCCAATCCACCACGGCGCAACCTACAGCGGCAATCCGTGCGACAAGTGCGGCAAACCCATGGCGGCCATTGCCTCCATCGCCTCCACGCGCTAGACAGCCCCCACGATGGGCCCTGACAAGGCAGACGGATCCCCGGCATGGTGTCGGGGGTTTGTTTTTTTGTGCCAATCTGGCAAGATGCTTGCCTATGCCGTCCCCTCCCCGTCCCGGTTCCGGGCGGGCGTCTGATCGCCTGCCTCTCTCTCGCTGGCTCCGCACGGCGACCGACCACATCTTGCGCGTCCAGTACGCCAAAGCCGTCGGCAATCCCGACGTCGTGCCGGACCTCACCGACGCCGAGCGCCTTTCTGTCGTCGAGGCCGACAGCAAGGATCGCAACGCGGCGGCAAAGATGATCCTCGACATCGCCTTGGCCCCTCACGCACGATGGGAACCTGAGCACCGCGACAATGGGACCATGGTGGCGATGGGGGCCAACTGGCGGCGACCGTCCATCGAAGAACTTGAGGAGCGCCTAGCAGCCCTAGCGGACGACGGCGACCGCGCCGCCATCCTCGCAATGCTCGCGGCCCTCGACCCCGCCCGCTACGGGCCGCCTGGCAAGGTGTTGCCGCCGCCAGACAGCAGCGTAGATACCGTCGATTTCGTCCCTGCCATCGTGACCAAAACGTGAAGCGAGGCATCGCAACGTTTGGCCCTCGTCACCTCGATGTGCTGGCCGACCGTGCGCCTGGCATCCGAGTGGTGTCTGGTGGGTACGGCTCGGGCAAGACGTCTGTCGGCGTGGGTTTCCTCGTCGACCTCGGATTGAGGCACGGGCACCTCGGTCCCATCCTCGCCACGGAGCCCACCTATCGCTCCGTCGTCGACGTGATGGAGGCATCCATCATGCGCTACTGCGACCTATGGGGTCTGCCTTATCGGCGATGGGTGTCTGACCACATCTTTGAGATCGGCAAGGCCAGGCGCTTTGAGGTGTGGTGTCGGTCGCTCGACAAGCCCCGCGCCGTCGAGGGCATCAACGCTATTGGCTTGTGGTCCGACGAGTGGGAACTCTGCGACCCGGAAGCAATCGTCCCTGCCATGCAGCGTGTGCGCGTCGGCGACGCTCTTGAGATCCTGCTGACGGGAACGCCAGAGGGCTACGGGCCGGCGTGGGAGGCGGTGTTAGCCAAGCCATCGCCGACGACGCGACAGTATGTGATCAGGACGCAAGACAACCCGTTTTTGCCTGACAGTTACGTCGCCGAATCGGCGTCGAGACTCGGGACCGACGAGGCCATTAAAGAGAAGTTGGAGGGCGTTCGCACGGCTCGCGGGGGTCGTGTCTACTCCCGATTCGACCGCAAGACCAATGGCGTTTCCGTCGTCAGACATGGTCGCATCGTCATCGGGTGCGACTTCAACGTGCGCAACATGCAATGGGTCGTCTGCGAGATTGACGACGAGGCCCGCCGCATTCACGTCGTCGGCGAGGTCATCAAAGAAGGCGGCACGACGACGGACGAACATGCGGAGCGAACGGCGCAAGCGATCATGCGGATACTTGCACGACGAGGACGACAGGTGTCTCGCGAAGACGTGCATCGCATGAAGATCAAGGCCTACCCTGACGCAAGCGGGCAGAGCCTGCACACCACGTCGACACTTTCCGACGTGCACTTGCTGCTACAGGCCGGCTTCCGACCTGACCCGCCGACGCGCAACCCGCCGATCATGGAGCGCGTCAACACCGTCAACGTCCTCTTTCGGGACCGGCGCTTGTCCGTCGACGTGGATGCTTGTCCGATGCTGGCGAGGGCGCTTGAAACGCAAGCCTTGGACCGCAACGGAGAGCCGGAGAAGAAGACTGGCGCAAGCGACGTCTCTCACATTCTCGACGCGCTCGGGTACGTTTGCCACCGCCTGTTCCCCGTGCATCGACGGGCGCAGACGCCGGCCCCAACTGACGCCCTGACTGACGAATGGGGGCGACTGTGACCGGGTGTTTCCGCTTGACTTTTGGCGTGGTAGGGTTGCGGCATGATTTCCTACAACGCCGCAAGCGATGCCGTGATCGAGACAATCCGACAGCAGGCCGGCGCATGGATGCCAGACCAGTTGTCGGCGTTGCTCGACGCTGGCCGAAAGACGCGACCCGCCGACTACGATAGCGTCGTCAAGGGGCTGGCGGTACGCTACAGCGGCGACCAGGCCAGCGTCATTCGCGACGCTTTGAAGAAGGCGTACCCTCGCACCTATCAGCAGCTGCCGA